ACTACCATTATACCGAATTTGGGGAGGTGCCTCATTTTTATTGGATTGAAACCCTTGATACCAAAGGGATAGGAATTATGAAATTAACTCATCTAAATATTAAATAAATTGTACCATAAGGACTAATAGGAGTGGGCGATAAGTAAGTGGACTTAGGTAAATTTATACAAAATAAAAACACCATCAAATAAAAGGTGTAGGATATAGCGTAATTTTATGTGCGTGTGTAAACTGATAAGGTAGCGGAATTTTTTTATTTTTAGGGTATCCACTTCATTTTACATCTATATATTATTCAACATTCATACATAGTCCACTACCCTATCTAGTTAGTGTACATAGGAATGCAGTCATACCAAGGTTCCTGCCGCGCCTTGAATATCATACATAATATTTATACAGATTAGCGCATACATAACCATATATATTCAGATCAATATTACACATCGTATATTTACATGAATATCAACTGTATTATGAGTTAGATGGGACGGAATGGAAGCTTGGACAGTGGAATAATATCCATTATCATACCTTTATATTAGAATAGTATAATGAAGAATTGAGCAATAAATTTTTATCCTCACTCAACTTTTTTTTGCAAAGGAATGATACTTACTTCTTTATATAACAGCGAAAACTTTCTCATATATTACTTTTCCCAACTAATCGCATACCTATCGCCTTTACACTCAAATATATCCCTATTATCCTACCCCAATTATCTCCCATTTTACCCTGTTTACTCTGATTCCTACGCTTTACTCAACTAAAGGATTGACACCCTCTGTATCATCTGTTGTTACACCCTCCTTAGCTAATCTATCTAGCTCCATACTTGCATCTTTTACATACGGATTCTTTTCAATTAACGATTCAACAGAATATCCACCTATCTCTCTAAGCGTCTTCAAGTTATCAATAATCTCTTTCTGATTAGCTGGTAGATTGTACTCGAAAACGAAGTCGATACTATAGAACGATTCATTTGTCATCGTGAACCCTTGATACTCTAGCAACGTCCTAATCTTCTCATAGCGATCAAATAGACCACGTTTTAGAAAAGTTTCGTTAATTCCAGCAGCGACATCGGCTAATGAGAATAGGAGCTTGATACTGACCTCTGACAAATTAGAAATATCACTTTTACCCATCGAAACCGCAGGTGTTGAGGAAATGTCTAATAGAGATTGCTGTAGGGTATTGAACAATATCTTGAAACTTGCGCTATCAGTTTTAGGACTAACCATCTTGAAGTCAGCACCATCATCTAGGTTGATACCTTGTCCCACAATCTCCTTATCTAAGCTGGATTTCAACTGTTGACCTACCATAACTGGTATCGGCTGCATGAATTTATAAAAATTGTCTGTATATCGGCTGACAATATCCTCCATTTGGTCTAGGATGGTCTTCCAGTTGTCTAAATCACTCCTAGCATCCGTGTTACCATATTCACCATCCAACACGTACAACACTGGTAAACCTGTTAGAGAAGCATGCTGAGTAATCAGAACCATTCTTCCACCTTCATTTGACCACTCTTGCACCTTTTCTTCATCGTATACAGTGTAGTATTGGATGCCATCGAATACATAGTGCTCAATTAAACTAATTAGCTGATTGTGTCGGTTGAATACCGGTGTATATTCACTAGGATCAATCACTTTTGACTTGATTTTCCCTTTTTCCATGTACACATATTCAGCGCACTCACCGAATTTGAGCATACGGTCTAACACTTTTTGATTATGCAAGAAGTATTTACCCGTTTTTGATACCTCATTGAACTTCTTAGCGATATCTTCCTGTCCTGTAATCGTCACACCATTCTTTAATAGGTAGGCATTCTGGAAGTTTAGTATCTGTTTAGCAAGGTTTAATACGATGCGTCTAGGTTCTACCACTTGTCCGTTGTATTTGTAGTTAGGACGCTTTAGGATGTCGTGATGACCTGCTAAGTAGTCCTTGTTTGCAATTACTGATTGAATCCTACTCTGGTTCGGAAACGATGCTACCTCTTCTACAAACCATTGTGTATCATTTTTATATTTCACTTTTACGTATTCCGTTAAATTCATCTACTATCAATCCTCTCAAATATAATATTTGTTCTGTTTAATTCCTTGAACTGCAAGGGCTGATGCAATAACCAAATCATCGTGATGAGCATCTGTACTACCTTTCTTGTTCCCCATGCGCCCCCCTGTGTCCTCGACGTACATTTGCATCTGACTTAGGGTTGTTACACAGTCGATTAGGATCAAATTCTTCTCAAACTGCTCCTTAAAGTCACTTATCATGACGGCTTTTGATGTACTACTAGTCGTAAATCCGAGCTGCAATTTTTTCTGCCCACGTTGGTCAAATATCTTTTGCTTGTACAGATTTAGATAACCGTATTCCTTTCTCATCCTCTCAATGACTGGCAAGCCATAGGAATTTCGTTCGATTACTAAGAATGCCTGCTCGTATAATCTGCCGAGGTCGTTCAATATTTCTGCAAACAAATAGACGGGAGTTTTATTTGAGTCAAAGCTCAAAACTAACTGTCCGTCTACGTCATATATAGCAAGGGTTGAACTATCTCCACCACTTCCCGAACTTGTATCTGCACCACCATAATATCTAGCTCCTGCTTTTGGTAAATGGAAGATGTTCAACCCTTTGCCGATGTATGGAATTAGATACTCTGGGAAGCCCTCACACTCGTTTACAATGTCTTTGCGCTCTAGTGGTGTTAGTAAGTTAGACATACGTTTAAGCACCATAGATTGATTGAATACACTCTTGCCTGTACTTATAAATGACTCCATTGGGTTACTCGGATATTCCTGAAAAAACTGATTCTCACTTTCCATATCCAGGATTTTCCATCTCTTCCACGCTAACATATTTAGTGTTGCGCCTGCTTCAAATAATCGCACTTCATCTTCCTCTAAATCCTCTTTGCTCAACCTCTTTCCTTTGTTGTTTGCTTTGTACCACTCCATCGCTTGCAAATGGTCATAGCGAAACTGTTTTTTATATAATTTATGAAACCAAGGAATGAAGACGGGGACATATTTGGAATTTTTCTTCATGGCAGCAGTGTACAGTTTAAAGAAATGGTTGTTGATACCATTAGAGGTTGTTTCTATTGTCAATTGGCTTTCAGAACCTTTAGCAAGCGACTGCTCTATTGAAAGTAGTTGGCTCTCTTGATTTGTGTAAAAAGCGAACTCTGACAGGTGAATATAGGTGTAAGTTGATCCCCTCCCTATTGATTTTGTCCCCGCTGTAACTGAGCTTATAGAACTCCCATTTGAAAATTTTAGCTCATTTCTGTTTTCACGTTTCACAGTAGGGAAAACACCTTTAAAACGTTCTCTAGGTATAAACTCATTCATGGATTTAAGTTTGTCGAACAATGCTTTTGCGCTATCACCTTTATAGGAAACTATAAGGATATTTTCATTTGGCTTAGTTAAACTGCGCCACAATGCCCTACCCAGAACATATGTGCTAACTCCGGACTGTCTGGCTTTTCCACAAATTACAAAACGGTTTTTCTTTGCTAACCCTTCTATTTCAAGTTGGGCATCATTTAACTCAAAGGGAACGACTGTATTCTCATTGTCTGTTATAAAAATAAAGTTTTTAGAGAACAACTCATACGAATCAAACACCTGTTGTAGCTTCTCTCGTGCTGTTAGCTCCTTAGCCATATCAAGTCATCTCCAAGCTGTCGAACGGGCTAGAATCATCCGTCTTGATAACCTTCTGGGACTCCGCATTGAACTGTTTGATTTGTTTCTGTAGCTCTAGCATTAACTTAACGCTCTGTACGTCACCTGTTTTGGCATTCTCTATACAAATTGTGTATATATCCTCGATGTCATTCGCAAATCTAGTGGATAGCACAAGGTTTGTAAGCTTCAAAAACTCAGGAGATTTTTCCCATTTGGTATATTCATTGAGGGTCTTCACCTTCAAGATTTCTGCAAGACGTTCTGGGGTATGTTTTTCTTTTAATTGGTCAAACTCTAAGTCGAACCTCCACTTGAAATATGCTTGTTTCTTCCAAGAAAGTTTTTTTAATTCACTGTATATATCATTCATTTACCTCATTCTCCTCTTGATTTTAATCAACGCAAAAAGGATGGTTCAATAAAGACCATCCTTTACGTTTTGTGTCGGGTTCAATGTAGACCTAACCTATGGTTCAATGTGAACCATTGATATTAGAATACATCTGCTAGATTTTCCATTTCAACAATTGGTGCTACTACAGAAACTTCTACAGGTTCATCATCACTAATTCCTAAAAGCATGTTCTCAAAATGGTATTTTGCTTCTTCATGTGCTTTTTCCCATTCTTCCGTTCCTTTAGTTGTTTTTAGCATTAATCCTGTTCTCCATTTCACCTTGTCCATGAATTTTTCTTCTATTTTAGTCGGCTTTCTCTTCTTAAGATTATTCTCAACCAACAAACCCATCAAATGTGATTCTGAATCTGGTGCAAGTTGTTCATTTGTTAATTCATCTTCAAATATACTCCATTGACCGTATGCATCATCTATATCCCCATGACCATAATACATATCTTCGTTTTCATAATCGTCATAGACATCATCATCGCTGTATTTTTCTTCATTTTCCTTCTTTTTGGTCATTACAGATTTCTGATTGTTATCGAAAGGAATTATTTTATATTCATTTAGTCCTTGTACCATTTGGCTTCCATTACCATTGTCAATATAATCACCTGTATTACGATAGATGACTCCATTTTCTACGGCTTCATCTATATTTCTTTGTGCTGTTGAACGGGCTACACCTAAAATTCTAGCAAAGCGATCATAATCACATTTGAATATACCTTGTTTATCTTCTTTTGCGTTTTCCCATCTCTTTACTGCTGTAAAAATGTAGTATTCCTGCAAACTCGAACACATTTCTAGCTTGCTGTAAGGTATTTGTACATGACCTTTGCTTTCAACCTCTGGAAAACTAACACGAATAGCATCTGATGCTTTAAGTTTTTCTGCTTCGATAATTTCACCATCATTATTCGTCGCTGTAAGAGTACCCTTTTCCAATAGACCATTTAATGAATCCTTTAACGCTTTTACATTTCGAACATCTTGTGATGAATAACGAATATGCATAAAAGAAGATAATAAAGAAAGAGTAGTCATAACTGTTCCATCCATACGCCTGTCCATGTACAATAAAGAGTATAGATATAGCTCCTTATCATTTAAGTGTAGCTCGTTTCCTTCTGTTATAAATTCATTCTCAATTTTAATGAAATACTCATTTGTGACTGTCATAGTTAAACTTCTCCTTAGTGTTTAGTATTATTGGATAATAAGAAGAAAAGAAGAGTAGAAGAATTAAAAAATAATCCCCCACTGACCGATTCCCCTCTTAACTTACTTGTCTGTCTGTATTTGTTTCTCTTTATCTTTCTCTATTTAAACCTACCGAATAACGTAATACTCTATTACACTATTGAGTGGATATAAGCGATTAGGTGTAATACTTTGTTACACTATTGAAAGTTGAGGTGTACTACTTTGTTACACCCTTAATATCCTTTCGTTCAATACGGTAATACTTTATTACACCTCTATCTAATTGTATAGAATTATTAGAATAATTGCAACGAAGGTTACCCTTTATATTCTCTCAGAGCTTCTTGCAATTCATTTGTCTTAAAATAAAGCGTAAAAGTATTGTTATCCTTCACCGAATTCGCCTTTAGAATGTAACTAATACCCTTCTCTTTCAGATACAACGATAAGATTCTCGTGTAGCAGAAAAAGAAATCGTTACTTGAAATTTCCATTATGCAGCTTCTCCTTTCCTTATGGAGACCATTATTTTCTGTTGGTTAATATAAGCGTAACTGAATGCTTCTGTCTGCATTTTAGATGTGAAGTCGTAACTATCCACTACTTGCGTCTGAAATGTTTCAACCACCTCAAAAGATTCTGCGGGCAGTTGTACAGTGTACTCTAAATTCTTCGTATACCAATCCAAGTCCATACCAGTTTTGAAGTTTATCCAGTGAGCGTTACGAGGGTTACGGCTATCCATATCAATTGTTAGTTTCCCGTTGTTGCCTTGACGTCTGATTTTGCAGTTCATGTGAGCTAGTAACATATATTCATACATTTGCTCAATAGTGAACATTTCTAATACCTCTACCAATTCCAACATGCCGAACATTTCCAAGTACGATAAAAACGTAGTTTTATAGCGATTGTCATAATACCCTTTGAATCCAACATCGCAACAAAGCAATATCATTTTTCCTTGAAGAGTAGTTGGTAAAGGCACATTGTACAAAGCGTATAGTTGAATCAGCGTAGACATAGCAAATTTAGTTGTATACTTACCCAAGTGAACGCCTGTGACGTTATTAATATTAGCCGACTGTACATTGTATGGGCTAATCTCATTTGAGCGTGTCATATGATTATCGAAACACTTACCTTCTCTCAAAGCAGAATCAAAAAATATTGTTTCCCGTGTATCAGTAGGATCAATCTTCATCATTGCTTTAAAGTTGTAGAATGAATTTACTTCTAGTCCTAGATGTTCTTTTGCGAATGAGCTGCATAGCAACCCATCCATATCTGCTGTAAATCCAGCGTTATTAATTTTCTTGTCGATACTGTCAATCCAGTTAGGGTAAAGCTCTCTGATTTCTGTTTGCATAATAAATGAACATTCAAGATTTCATCACTTTTTCGGGGTTGGGTATAGCTTCCTTTTTCTCACCGTGCTCTGAACACGTTTTAGTAATGAGAAAAAGGACTAGCTTGTCATACTGTTCATATTTCACATCCTTCTCATTATGATTTTTTGGTATGTACACTGTTTACGTGTACAAGTGTGCTTTTTAGTATTGTTCGATGAATTTTTTATACTGGATGGCTTTTTGTTTTTCAAAGTTAGCTTTGCCACATTCATACAGGGAAATCATAGCTATCGAACAGCCGATAAACTCACTTATCTCACGTAATTTAATGCCTTTTTTACGTCTCATTAGATATAATTCATCTTTACTCATGTCCATTCTCCTCTTCTCATTTAAAAATTTGATTTAATTGTATTTAAAAAACCCCTCAATTAAGAGGGGTTTTGATGATTGAGTTAGACCATTTTGTCCTAACTTAAATTAACCGATTGTTGTTACTCCTACAGCTTTAGATGAACCATATTTCAATGTTGCTTCTGCTACGACCATTCCACGAACAGAATCACCGTTTTTACTAAGGGCTTCGAAATGAGGTTGACGTAGGTAGACAAGATCGACATAAGAATCATTAAAGTAAACGATTTTGTTAGCTGGGATGTGGGAAGAAAGGACAAAATTCACTTTTCCGTAATTTGTGTTGATACTTTCCAAAACCAAACCGAAATCAGTCGTAACATGAGAATATCCGTACCGATCTTTGTAGATGTCGTCGATAGCTTCCTTCAGGTCGGCATTCACGAATGCATAAGTAGTACCTTCTGCAAGTCCGTTATTCCATAGTTTGCGCATAGCTTCTTTAATAGTAGCTTCTGTTAGAGTTACATCTGTAACCGCATTGTCTGTATGTGCATTTTCGAATAGTCCACCCATCTGACGGAAAAATGGAGTGACTGAACCGTCTTTCTTTTCACCTAGAAGGAATTTCTTTTCCATCGAAATTTTTAGTTCCAAAAGACGATCATTTACCTGTTCTGCGAACTCATTTGACTTCATTGCAATCGCAGTCCCAGAAATACTAGCACCACGAGAAAAAATTTCTAAGATATTGTTAAGTTCTGCACGTGCTGATTGGTGGAATACGATGTCATCTGAACCCTCGACAGCTCCAAAATCGTCTGCACCGCTACCTTGTAACTGCTTTTCTTTCCATGTGTAGACAGTTGATAACGCTTTTTCTACATTACCTTTTGCCATAAGCATAGAAGTAAACGGTGTAGCTTGTACTCCGATAATGCTGATTTCCTGAGATAGTGAGATTTGTTCCGATGGTGTAAAGTTAGTTGAATTAAACATTAATTATTTCCCCATTCTGTTTTTAGTTTTTTTGTTATCGAAAGTCCCATTTTGGGACTTTGCTTTCTTACTTAAATAATTTGGCAAGCTTGCTACCAATCATAGATTTTGTATCTTTATTCTTCTCATGAATACTCATCTCATCTTGCACACCGTTCACCTTTGGGATGAACCCCGATGCAAGTTTGATGTCGTTTGTGATAGCTAGAAGCGTCACTATGACGGCTCTAAGTGATTCAGTGTCCGTTACATTGATAACGTCCTTGAACGCTTCTAAGCCCAATGATTTCAACTCATGACTGACTTCCTTAGCAAATAGTTCTTTCTCTCTCTTTTCAATGTCAGCAAGTGTTTGAGCAGTATTTTCATTAATTTCTGCTACCTCTTCCGCTACAACATTCGCTTGCTCAATAACCTCATCTGTAACCGCATCTAGCTTAGTTTCTGTTAACATTTCTTCTAGTTCTGTGATGTGTTCTTGATTCGTCTTCTCTGTCATGCTGATTCTCCTTAGTTGGTGAAATTCACCGTAATTTTTTGTCGTGCTAAAACTGGCTTGCTATGGTAAACGCCCGAATATTCAAATATAAAATTATGTTCGGGGGCTACAAAATCGTAATGAAAATTGCCTTGTGCATTGTCGATGATTCCATCTGTTATTTCTTCTAGGATCGTTTCGTCTGTGTTATAGATTGTTAGTTTTACATCTGTAGGAGTAATGACTTTACCGTCAAAGTCCTTAAAGAATACTAGCAATCGGACTGTATCTTTTTTCAACATTTTATATCACCGTCATTTCTGTTCGGTTGAATTTGATTGAAGCGATTGAATAATTATTTCTAGCTTGTAAACTTGTAACATTTTCAACTATATAAACACTAGCAAAAACAGGTTTTTCAACATCTACTGGAATTTCAATATCCGTAATAATTTGTATAGGTTGAATGTCTGTAGTTACTGTCCTAGTTGTCCGTATTACTCGACTGGCGTTTGATCCAATTCCTTCTATATAAGATGAAACTTGATATTCTTTCACATTTGCGTTCTGTAAAGTAACTACATTTGAAACAATCTCATCAATATGTGAAGTAACATTTTTCATCACCTGTAGAGACCGTGTTGCTTCACTGGTGACGTTTCCAACGTGTGATAAACTAATACTCACCTTACGTTTAGAACGCTCCAAGACACTAGAAACGATGTTTAAATGGCTACTGAGATTAACTGTTACGTCTTGCAAGCTCACTGGAACGCCAAACGCTTTTAAAGTTGGATAATCGTTGTTTATATGCCATGTATTTAAAAAATCCCAACCAACATAAGTTGACTGAGTTTTCATTTGGGCTGTTGTCTTACCTGTTAATCCTGTGACATTTGTAGTTTGTGGATTACCTATTTTAGCAACGTTAGGTTGTAAACTTGTTTTTGTATCCCAGTAGCAATTACTAAAAGTTGGAGTGTCTGCACCATCACGAACGTACCCCACAAAACCACTATAATTATTCCAAGGTGACGTTGTAAGATAGGTAACTTTACCTTTGGAGTAACTATTTGAAATAACGGTTTGTGTATCTGCATTACCAATGAAACCCCCACCATATAGGGATGAATTTATATTTACATCTACATCACTGAAACAGTTATCTATAGTTGCTTCAATGGTACTTCCAAATAGTCCACCTGTTGCATCTTGTCCTGTAGTTGAACCGTCTTTAACATAACAATTCTTATATGTTCCTAGATATGAGTAAGCAACTAATGAACCTACTAAACGACAATTTGAACCATTGATATTTACATTTTCTAATCCTACATTTTGAATTGTTCCGTAAAATGCCTGACCAAATAACCCTAAATACATTCCTTTTGATTTAGAAATAGTTAAGTTTTTAACCTTAAAACCTTTGCCATCAAGATTACCCTCAAATCCACTTTTGAAAGTTACTCCATCGTAGTATCCTATCGGTGTCCAATCAAACCCAGTCATATCAATATCGTTTGCTAGTTCATAGGATTCTTTGAGGTTATTACTCATTGCTTGAAGTTGTGCAGGAGTAGAAATTAATGTAACCATTTAAATCACCTCAGACAATCTGCGGAACTTGGAGTCGATGGTTTACTGTTAGTTGATCGTCTGCCGATAAAAATTCAAATGCGGTAAAGACCTCTGTAGCTATTGCATTTGTAGAATCCGCTGAATCGAATAAAACCGACTTGCCCACTGTTTGACCTAAGAAAGTTGCATCGCCATTTACAACTAACCTATATTCAAGCTCTTGAGTAGTAGCGTTCCCTGTGATTGTTAAGCCATCGGCAACCCCAAAACGCTTTAGGACGGTTCCGTCGGGCGAACGTAATTCTAAAAACGTCCAAGATCCTAAAATCCATGAGCGTATCTTTTCATATCCGTATTGATTTATATTAGCCATTTGTTTAACCACCTTTATTTAATTATTTTATTTTGGTATATCATGCATACCTGTAGCATATTGTTAGATACCCGAAACAAAGTGCGGTATTAACAAAACCCCTAAGTATGAGCGAATGAATGTTCTAATTGTATTAAATATTTGATTTAAAAACATAAAAAAATAGAGCGTGTCTTGACTCACGCCCTACAACAATAATGACATTATAAAAACAAACTAAACTCTATTATCTGGAGGAAAAATAGAATGAAGCACAAAAAAAGAAGCTTGAAAGCTTGCACTAAAAAAACTTCTCACACAACCTAATTATATACAAAAAGTGGGACGTTATATTTAAGATATTGAGTTGCAATAACTCTATTCAAGTAACTAGTACCACTTGTATGATGTTTCCTCTACATTCTCCGACCAATGGATAGTACCCCTCTATTATATATTCGTGGTGACCTACCCCTGAAATGTAGTAGTTTACGGCACAATCAGATTTTACACTTTCTACCCCTATACTTATATTCGTGGTGACCTATAGGTGAAATGTAGTGATTTCCCGTGTAATTGAAATAACTCCCTATACTATCTAGTTCAACTTGTAGATGATTTCCTCTACATATTTCCGTTAAATGAAAAGTACCTCTCAATACCTTTCGTGTCTTAGCCCCATCTGAAATATACATTTCTTTGACTTTGCCTATTCTCTTCTTAAGAGTCACAGACACCTCTTTTAACCACATATCTTGACGTAATGGAAAAAGTACTTCCTACCTTTCTGGGCATGGGAAGTCACTTTTGACCACATTTTCCGACTTAATTTATTTTCCAATTATTTGAGATGACCCTCTAGCCCCGATAAACACTACTAAAAGATAATTGTCAGAATTGTTTACTTTCGTACACTATTCGACGAGGGGTCATTTTTGAAGTCGTGTTAATCTCTTCTTAAAATTGCTTTCTGGCATGTCCAACAACTGAGCAAAATATCTTTTATTGATTCTGATAGCTTTACCATCTGCATCGAAAGTGAAAACTTCAATATTCACTGAGTCAATTTCCTTCTGGATACACCTTACTAATTTATCAAAGAATATATATTGCCTACTGGATAGATTGCTTACATTGATTTTTAAAATGTCATTCGGCTTAGTACGGATAAACTTTGCTGCACGTATATCTCTTTTGGTGACATAGTATTTCTTACCTTTGATTTGGTGTACCTTAGTTCCCAGTAGCTTTGTGAGTGATCGTGACACCTTCCACCGCACACCATTAGCAATCCACGCTACAACGTCCATATCAGACCTGTTGAGGTCAACTTTCAACATGCGGTCATCTAATGCTTCTTTAATAAGTGGGATATATTCATCTAGCATCCGTTGCTTCTCTTTATTGATAGGTGAAAGAACGTCTAGGAATGGCTTAAATTCGTTTCTAACTCTATCTACAAAGTCAGATGTCTTCCGTTTTTCTAGCTCTATCCAGAAGCTTTTAGGCACTTTATCAAAGTCATCTTTGTAGTAGTGGTAACCAAGTTCGGTCAATGAAGAATAGATAAGATGTAGAGGATCATTCCCCTGCAACATCTGCAATTGCGTTCCTTCAAACTTCTTCTTGTCTCGAATCTTATTAGCTGTCTTAACATATTCAACAATCATTATTTTGATATTGCGAGCTAATTTCTCTTCAAATGTGACACCTTCTGAATACTTTGGACGCCATCTAGGTAGTTGTAGGATGATGTCTCCTTCCATTTCATCGTTATAGGGGACTGGGACAGGTGTATTTAACATTGTAGTTGAAAAAACATCGGAAAGAGCTAAATTAATAAGCTCATCCGACATAGAAATCCTACCGTAGTTGTGCAAGCGAATTTTATCTTTGAAATCCATTCCCATCCCCCTCTCATATCGCATTCAAATATTTTGATTGAATTATCCTGTAAATCCGTCCAATGTATCGAGTGCAGATTGAAAAGTCATCCTTCTACTATAATTCGCTTTGGTTTTGTTCTTTTTGTTAATGGTATACTGACAAACATCGCCAGTGTGTAAAACCAACAAAAATATGGTATATCTTGGTGCATCAATCTCTAATCTATTTTCCTGTATAGAGTAGTTACGAACGTTACCATTTGATTTTTCAAGTTCTAAATATTTTCTCAAGTATTGCATTACTTGTTTTACCTTTATTGATTCTTCATCGAGCCCTAAAACGAATTCAAGTTTATACTCATCTTTTATAAACTCCCTGTAATCTTCTTTATTAATATTCATTATTTCTCCTCCTCATGTTAACGCTTCTCTTCTTCAATCCAATCTAAACCCCTTCATTTTTAATTTCTTGTTACTTTGACCTTCTTCGACCTAACCCTAATTCATTTCTGTATTCATGTGCAAATTATCCGCTTAAACCTACTGCTTCCTGTGAAACGACGTTCTCAGAAGCTTGCTCAATTAATTGTATAGACGATTCATAAAAATTACAACGAAGATAGAAAATAAGTATTGACAACTAGATTCAATTGTGGACGACACTCTTCTTGCTTATAATTATACTGACGGAATTGAAATCGGAAACTATTGTTTTAAATAAATAAACACTCCGAGGATGGAGTGTGAATATCTCTGTTTGATAAAAATTAAATGTTTCTATTGACTATCCACCAAACCCACTATATTATTAATATCAGTAATCAAATAAGTTAGTGGTTTGACATCTATAGTTCTTGCTATGAGCGTGTTATCAGTGATTTCCCGTAAAACTACCTCGACAAGGTAGGGGTCGCTGGTTCGAGCCCAGTCGGGACCATTGGGTGCCAAACCCGAAGAAAACCTTTAGGAACAAAGGTTTTTCCAAAAA